GCGAACTCCTCCGGGGTCCACCGGAGGGCTTTTAAAAGGGCGAAAAAGCGTTCCAAGCCGAGATTGAAGGGGTGGGTTTCCCCTAGCTCAATATCGGATATCGTTCGCTGAGCTAGGAGGTCTCCGGTGGCCTCTTCCACCTGCTCTTGCGTCATGCCGAGCTGGAGCCTTCTCCGGCGGATGGCCGAAGCCCATTCCGGGACTTGCGCCTTCCGAGGTTTGGGCCCCGTTGCTACCGACATGCCACTAAAGTAGCCCACAGATAGCCCCATTACAACGCAAAACACGCTAGCGGTACTTGACTAAACCTTTAGGTGCGTTTAGCATGAGGACAACATGCCTGGGGAACTCTTAACAACCGAGGAGGTGGCCAAGCGGCTCAAAATCTCCGTCTTCTTCGTGAGGCGGAAGATTAGGGAAGGCGCTTTGCCGGCCATCAAGCTTGGGAAGGAATGGAGGGTACGAGAGGAGGACCTTGACCTTTTTTTGGCCCGCTTTAGTAAATCACCGCTAGCGGATACCGCTAAGGAGGCAAAATGACTTACCTCCTCGCCCTCTACTTTCTCCTCGCCCTCGCCCTCTACGCCCTGCTGGGCGTCTACGTGCGGGCCCGGTACGGCCAGCCCGGGCCCGCCCTGGCCGCCGCCATGGCCTTCCTCGCGGGGCTCATGGCGGCGGTGCTGGTGGTGCTGGCCGTGGGAGGTGGAAGGTGAACGGCGATTGGCCTCCAAAAGGTTCGTGGTGGCACGCGTGGGGCCTGGACCTGCTGGGGGGCCTCCTCGTGGGGCTCATCATCGGACTGGCCCTCATGTTTGCCCGGGTGCCCGAGGGGTGGTAGTCATGCGGCTCATGCGCCTAAGGGAAGTATCGGAGACGTACGGCATTCCAATGGACAGCCTTTATCGGGCCGCTCGGGCTGCTCCTGGGGATCCGCATCATCTCCCCCATGTGCGCATGGGAGCGGGCGGGACTATCTGGACCCGGGAGGACTGGGTGGAGGAGTGGCTCATGCGGATGCGGTCCGATGCCGGCATTCCCCGCCGGCGTTGGTCGACGGCAAAGGACCTGCAAGGGGAGTTAAAGCGCCTGGAGCGGCGCTTGGGAGGTGGGTCATGAAGGAGAAGGAGAGGCTGGAAAGGGCATTAAGGATTGCGTTGGATCGGGCGTATCAGGAGGTAGCTAGGGAACCCGGGTTGGCCCTTGACGTGGCCGTTGCGGATCGGTGCGCCCGCGTGGAGTCCTGGCGCGATGTAGAGCGCCTTATCAACCGCTTGGAGGACATGGAACGGGAGATGGGTGTGGTGCACGTATCCATAAGTGGGAAGGCTCGGATCCTGGCCAGCGAGGATAAGCCGGAGCTTATGGAGGAGGACGACCCAGACTTTAGCCAGGACCAGGTGGTGCGGCAGGAGTTGCGTCGCTTAGGCTTGCCGGTAAACCTTATTGGCCCTCGCCTGGGGCGGATTGTGCGGCATCTACCCCTTGGAGCAATCGTTGAAACCGCGGATACCAAAGACTGGTGGATCCTGAGCCGCTGGGGAGCCACCTGGACCAGCACACCCATCCACCGGATGGCGTTTGTGCGTGCCGGCTATCCGCCTCGCATCGCCGAGCTGCTCTATAAGGGCGAAGCGGTTTCTGATGACGCTGTTAGGGCGGAGCGCCTGCTCATGCGCCTTGAAAAGTTGGGCTACGAGGTGCACTGCTGGCTGGAACCTCAGGAGCCGCGGCAAGCCGATGAATGGGTGGCCATGGCCCTGGTGGATGGGGTTGACGTGGGGCAGGCCTGGGGGAAGAACCGTGAGGAGGCCATCCTGGCGTTGGCTCGGGAGCTTGGCCATGCGGAAGCGGCTGACTAAAGCCCAGTTGTACGAGCAAGCCGAGAAGGCCTTCTTCGCCTTCCACGTCTATAAGAACCCGGATGGTCCGGGCTGGATCGCGCACGGGATCCACCGCGAGTACCGGAGCATCTGGGCGGCCACAGGCGAAACGGAACGGAAGGCCATTGAGAATCTCTTGTTTGCAAAGGAGCAATCATGATCCAGTTCCCTCCCGATATGCCCGAGGACATCCGGGCCCAGCTAGAGGAAGTGGCTCGGAAGTCCCCAAAGATGGCGGAAGGCCTCTTACGGATCTGGCAGGCCAAGAAGGAGCGGGAAGCCAAAGCCCAGACCGGAACAAAGGCCAGGGTTGAGGAGGCAAACCAGGCGGAGGACTCCCCTCCCCCCGTTTCCTGGAAAGCGACCCGTGTTGAAACGGCAGAAAAGGCCCCTCAGGTGGAGGCCCCAGAGGAAACCACTAGCCCCTCTCTAGTGCCCCAGGCCGACCCCACCTGGCGGGACGTGCGGGCCTTTGAGTGGCAGGACCTCCTCACCAAAGCAGAGGACCTCCTAAAGCGCTGGGGGCACTGGGAGCGGCTTGGGCCCCTAGCCCCCATGGTGCGCCTTTTGGTGGCCCAGGCTATCCGCTTCGGAGCCCGCCAGGACCCCAGCCGGGAGGCCCATGTGTTCCTGGCCCAGTGGGAGCTGGCGGCCATGCTGGGGGTTTCTGAGCGTACTGTGGAGCGGTGGCTGCACGGCCCCGCCTATGAGCGGTACCGCCAGATAGCCCGCATGTGGATCGCCTGGGAGGTATGGACGACCGAGGGGGAAGGGATCGGGAAGCAGCACGCGGTGAAGGGAGGGACGGTCTGGCGGGTCCGGCTCCGCCCTATCTTCCGGGCCAGGCCCCTTAAGGTCCTGGCCCCCTATCTGCGCTTTCCCTGGCGGGACCTAGAGCAAGACAAGAAGGAGGGGAAAACCGCAAGGGTCTTGAGTGTCTCAGACTCAGTGTCGGGATATAAAAGGCACCTTCAGTTAGGTAAAGGAGTAACCCTCCAGGGTTTAGTAGGAGGGCCGTTAGCCACGCTTCTCAAAAAAACCCCGTTACCTTCCTTATATCCCGACACTGCCCGGGACCTGCGAACGCTGCTCCGGGCGGCCAGCATCCCAAATGGGCGGCAAGGCCGGAAACAGTGGGCCCAACAGGTTGCGGCTGCCATAGCCAGCGCCTTGGGGGATCTTGCTAGTAGCCGATTCTGGCTGAAGGTGGTCTGGGCGGCACTGCGAGCCGTCCTCGTTGGGGGAGTAGAGGCTGCCCTGCATCTCCTTTTCCGCATTGTGGTCATGACCAAAGAGGCTGTTGAGGATGGCTTCGCCCGAAAGGGTGGAGCGTACGCCCAGGCCCTGTTGCGCAAGGCGGGGTACTGGGACCTCGTGGGCCCCTTCCAGGGCTTCAAGGTGGGGGTGGTGGCATGAGGCTGGATCGGGTGAACCTGCGGGCAGTTTCGGACATCCTGCGGGCCATGGTGAAGGAGGCCATGATGGAACCGGGGAAAGTGGTCCGCATGGCCCTGCCTACCAGCCCCTCCGATGGCGTGCAGATCTTCGTGAAGGTCAGGGACGGGGTGGTCTACGTGGCCCTTCGCCGGCCTGGGGGAAAGGAGGATCCCCGGGAAATAGAGGCCCTGGCCCGGCATATGGGCTTGCGCATCGTCAAGGGCCCGTATGAGGAAAAGGGGAAGCTGGTGCGCCCCGGCTGGGCGGGAAGGAGAAGCTATCTAGTGGCCCAGTGTGCCAGAATCTCCGAATCGGAGAAGCTGGAAGGAGTAGCGTAAAGGCTGGAGTGATCAAGGGGGAGATATGACTCGGACCACCGCGTTGAGCCTCGTGGTTTTGGCCGGCATCATCGGCTATTTCTGGTCCATCTGGCATATCGGAGAACCGCAAGGGAGAGCTGAGGCGGAGATGCAAAAGGTAGAAATGCCCGCCAGTGCGCAAATCTCCCTTTCGGAGAACCGGGAGGCACGGGGGTCCGGATCGGAACTCTGCCACGCACGAATCACGTGGATAACGCGCGCGGGGGCGGAGATCAGCTTTGCGTTTGAAGGGGAAGCAGAGAACGTATATGCGCGGTGGCCCTCCGGGGAGTACAAAGCGCGTGTGGCAGACACCTGCACGGGCACGGAGTGCCGCTTAACCCTGCCCCGCCCGGGCATGGCGGACGTGAGAATCGCCCTGGACTCGTGCCCGCCGGAGCCCGCCCCTTGACACCTAGAGGCGTGCTATGATGCGGGGGATGGAACTCAAAAAAGGGCGCCCCGGTAGGCGTATCCTGGCCCTCGCCACCCGCAAGCGGAACCCGGTGCCGATTGAGTCTCAGCCGCTGGAAAACCTCCTCTACGCCCTCCTGGGAAGCCCAGTGGCCGCCCGGTCCATCGCCCAGGCCCTGGACGGGGATATCCGCAACTTGCACGGCTGGGACATCCAGGACCTCATGGCCCTGCCCGGGGTGGGGGAGGGGGTGGCGGGCCGCCTCGCGGCCCTAGTGGAACTTGTGCGCAGGCTTGTGAAGCGCTAAGGTTCACTTCGCCAGGGCGAACCGCCCGGGCGTTCCGGCCCGCCGCTTCGCCCTGGCGGGCCGGGCTTTTTTTGCCCGCCTCTGGACGGCAGGCTGAGGGCATGGCCTATCAGCGGGTGCCCGTGGACCCCAACGCCCCGTTGAAACCGGGCAAGACCTACGAGATCGTGGCGGCCCACAAAGGGGGGGACGTTTCCCGGGTCACGCGGGCCGATTTGGAGCGGGCCCTGCAGGCCAAGTACGGCCCTGGGGTCCGGGTGTTGGACTGGGGGAAGCGGGGAAGCGATTTGGTCATTCAGCTGAAAGTGGAGGCGGCCCCTTCCTCATCTTCCTCTCTTGGCACCGCTGACCCCTGGGCCGTGCCTCCCGCCTACGGGGGGGCGGGATGCGGGTCCACCAAGTGCCCCCAGCCCATGGGCTACCTGGGCGGGTGGGACATCTACCCGGCCTTCCTGCCCGCCCTGGCCCTCAGCGCCGCCGCGGTGATCGCCGTCCTCTATCTGGTGTGGCGCATCGTGGCCGAGCTGAAGGAGGCGGTGGAGCTGGTGCCGGCCCCGGCCCGGGCGGCCGCCGTGGCGGGCGCGGGGGTGGGGGTGGGGGCCCTCGGGCTGGCCGCCCTGGGCGTGGTGGCCCTGGCCCTTGTTGGTGGAAGGAGAAGGAGGGCGTATGCTTAAGCGGAAGACCAGGAAGACCAAGAGGAAGAAGCGCTCTCGGAGGTAGACCATGCTCCGGCTCAAGCTCCCGGAGGAGGTCATAGGCGAGAAGGCCGTCCTGGAGGAGGAGGGGGAGGCCAGAGAGGTGAAGGCCGTCCCCCTCCAGGGGCCTTTAGACCCCATTCTGGAGGCCGCCGTGGAGTCCCAGCCCCGGGTGGCCGGGCCTAAAGAGGCCTCGCAGGAGGAGCCTACCGGGCCGGAACCCGAGCCCGAGGAGCCCCCCAGGGGCGCCCCTAAGAAGAGCCCCTTCGGCTTCCTCGCGGCCCTGGGGGCCGGGGCCCTGGTCCTCCTGGGCGTGGCCCTGGCCGGAAAAGGAGGTGCGAGTGCAAGCGGTAGTGGAGGAACAGGCGCAAACCCCACCCCCACCGCCCCCGGTGGAGGAAGCGGAAGCGGCCCCGTCATCTGGTAGCTGGGAGCCCCTAGGCGAGGAGGCCCTAGGGGACTTCTCCGAGCTTCCGCCGGCGGAGCCTCCCGTGATCCCCTTCACCGGGGAGGAGATCGCGGGCGGGGCGGCGTTTTTGCTCATGCTCGGGGTGCGGGTCCAGTCGGAGGAGGAAAAGGCCGCGTTTCTGCGGGCTTGGCAGGGGGCCCTCTTCGGCCTCATGCCCCCGGCCCAAGTGCTGGACGTCCTGAAGGTCGGGGAGGCCCTGGCCCAGTACGGCATCGGGAAGAACCGCCTTCCGGGCATGGGGAGCGTGGAGAATCTGCCTCCGTGGCTCAGGATTCTCCTGGGCGGCGGGGTGCTGGCTATAGCGGCGTACGGAGGTGTGCGTGCGGTTATGGATGTACGTGCTGCTAGGTCTAGTGGGCCTAGCCCTCATGGGGGTGACCCGGATGAGCGAGCCGACAGTACCCCGTAGCGGGCGCTATTTCTGGCCCATCAACCCCAGGAAGCCCAGGCCCGATGTGCGGTTTTTGGACCCCGATTACTACCGGGGCATACCTGGCTTGGTCCCGCCCGGATACTGGCACACGGGCATAGACCTAAACGGTCCTGGGGGAGGGGACACGGACTGCGGCCAGCCCGTCCACGCCATGACCGATGGCCGCGTAGTCTTCGCGGGCCGCCTGCCCGGCGTGTGGGGGAATGTAGTGGTCATCTGGCACCCCCGCGCCGCGGTGTGGACCCGGTACGGCCACCTGCGGGACATCCTGGTGCGCCGTGGGGATGTGGTGCCTGCGGGAGCCCAGATCGGCACCATCGGCAAGATGACCATAGGCGGCTACTGCCACCTGCACTTCGACGTATTCGTGCGTCAGCCCCCAGCTAGCGAGGGCCTGTGGGCCTTCTTCCCCCGCGGGGGAGAGGAGGCCCGGCAAAAGGTCCTCACCTATTGCGTGGACCCCGAGGCCTTCTTGGCCAAGCAGGCCCAGGCGGGGAGGCTTTTTGAGCCGCCGCGCTGGACCGCCTGAAGGAGGAGCAGATGATGGAGTTTGCCAAGGAAAACGCCTTCCCCCTGGCCGTCCTGGCCGGGGGGCTTTACCTGGGCCTAGGCCGGGTGAAAAACCTCCGGGAGGGCAAGGGCTGCCCCAAGTGCGAGACCGCCCAGGCCGTGGTGGCCTTCGCCCTGGCCGCGTGGGCCGGGTGGGAGCTGTGGCAGGCCTACCAGGGCTAGATGGGCGGCAGGCAGACCTTCCGCATCCTCGTCGTGGGCAAGTCCGGGTCAGGGAAGTCCACCTTGGCCCGGCAGATCGTGCGGGCTATGGAGGGCCGCTTCCGCCGCCTCGTCATCGTCAACCGCAAGACGGAGTTCGGTGATTTGGCAGAGGCCCGTTTCCGCGTGGGGGAGGACGGGGACCCCTGGGCTGTTTTGAAGCGCCACCGCAGGGTCCACTTCCGCGTCGTCGGCTACGACCCCCGCCCCTTTTTGGATGCCCTGGGCCAGGCCATCATGCGCCTCCAGGACACCCTGCTGCTGCTTGACGAGGCCCACCACTTTTTTCCCCGGGGGCAGGTGCCCAAGGGCCTCTTTGAGGTCCTGACCGGGGGAAGGGAGCACGGGCATTCGGCCATCTTCGTCACCCAGATGCTCCAGGCCGCCACCGGGGGCATAGACCCCGGAGTGCGCCGTCAGGCCTCCCACCTGGCCGCCTTCCGCCTCACGGAACCCCGGGAAGTCCAGGCCCTGGCGGACATGTTCCCCGAGCTGGGGGAGCGGGTCAGGCTCCTCAAGCGCCCCGATGACGGCCTGCCCCCGGAGTACGGGGTGAAGGACCTGGACCGGGACCGGGCGGGGGTTATACTGGGGTCGGGCATAGGCGGCAT